CTGAAACAGAATCACTTGTTGAGGAAGCTATTTCTAAACCACCAGTTGAGAATCAATCTCCTGTTGGCGGATATCTGAATGAGATGAAAAAACTTGATGGCTCAAAGCTCCGCTTTAAGCATTAATCAAGCTTCATACTCCTATTAAGGTCGAAAATTCTTTTTATAAAGGAGAAAAAAACTATGGAACTTCTACACATCGATAAAACACGCGCTGAATCTTTAGTTGAAAAGTGGACACCAGTATTGGATTACACTTCAGACAAAGTTGCAGCTATTAACGATGAGCACACACGTTTAAACACCGCTATCCTTCTTGAGAACCAAGAAAAGTGGTGCTTTGAGGCAAATGCAGCATCACCTGCAGCAGGTAACGTTTTCGGCAATTATCCAGCAAGTACAACCGCGCCAAATTCCGATACTTACGCTCAAGGTGACTATCGCTTACCAAAAGTCTTGATTCCAATGATTCGCCGTACATTCCCTGAACTCATCACAAATGAGATCGTAGGTGTACAGCCGATGACTGGTCCTGTTGGTTTAGCATTTGCAATGCGTTATAAGTATGATGCAACACCACTCGGTGCAGCTGCTGTTACAGGTTCAGATAGCGCCACTGGCTCTACTCTGGCTGATAACAAAATCTACAACCGAACAGAACTCGTTAACAATCCAAAAGAAATCGGTTATAACTACCTAAATACTTCATTCACTGGTATGTCCAGTGAACAGCTTTCAGGTAATGCCGACTTCTCAATTCTTGGTGAGGACGCTGGCGTTGCAGCACTTATTAGCCAGTTTGAATTAAATTCAAACATTCCTCAAGTAACTGTTGCCTTCGAAAAGACCGCAGTTGAAGCCGGCACACGCCGTCTAGCAGCTAAGTGGTCAGTTGAACTCGAACAAGATCTGAAGAACATGAACGGCATCGATATCGACGCTGAATTAACAAATGCTATGTCATATGAAATTCAAGCTGAGATCGACCGTGAAATGATTGCTCGTATGATCCAAACATGCTTGAACGCTGGCAAAGGTGTCGGTTATTCAACATGGTCAGCTATCTCAGCTGACGGCCGTTGGTCAGGTGAGCGTGCCCGTGACTTCTACAACAGAATTGTTGTAGAGGCAAACCGCGTTGCTATCCGCAACCGTCGTGGCGCTGCTAACTTCATCATCGCTACACCACGTATCTGCGCAATCCTCGAGACACTTCCTAACTTCACCTGGATGCCTGTAACCGGTTCAGTAAACACTGCACCTGTAGGTATCGCTAAGGTTGGTTCAGTAGGTGGCCGCTTCCAGATCTATCGTGACACACGTACAGAAGCTCAAGCAGCTAACACTGGTTCATATTACAGTAACCCTGGATATGCAGAACCACGTACAGTTGACTACGCTCTGTTAGGTTATAAGGGCCCTGAGTACTACGATACAGGTATCGTATACTGCCCATATATCCCTGTCATGGTTCAACGCACAATCGGTCCGAACGATTTCAGTCCAAGAGTCGGTCTATTAACACGTTATGGTGTTGTTGACCACATCTTCGGTGCTTCATTGTATTACCACATGGTAATCTGCACCGGCTTGGGCCAATCGTTTACCCCTGGTCAAGCAGCTACATACCTCTAATACAGGTATTGGTGGAACCTCAACGAATTCAAAGAACTCCCGATCGCAAGGTCGGGAGTTTCTTTTTTAAAAAGGATCGTTAGGTAAAGCTTCCCAGAACTTAAATTCTTTGTTATATTCAACGGTTTGCTGGGTCATAAGGTGGCGACAAAGACGAGCTAATGTTTCTTGTCTTATAATTCTACCGTCCCTTAAGTTAATCCTCTCAATGGGTATATCAGGAAAGTCCGGGGTAAAAACTTGTTTACCATCATAAAGAAACATTTCTACCTCTCCATCTATAGTTAGGTAAATAGCAAATTTATCCTCTGTTGTAGGAGGTATAGGCAAAGGTATATATGTTGAAGAATGTTTCATTATTAACAATATTTAAGTTGTATACCAGCAGGGTCGGGTACGTTTAGTCCGAGACAAATATATAGTTAAAATAAAGTTTTGCAATTAAATATACTAAAATGGCCACTTATCCTTTATATGTTGATAGAATAAATTCTACAGAGAATGTAGGAGACTCGCTTATAACTCTAAACAACAATTTTAAAAATTTAGAAGACGGATACTGCGCACTCAAAAAACAAATTGATGATAAAGTTCAAATTAGAACTTTCTTCTACTATGGACCAAATTCTGAAACAGATTCAACATCTGGTATGCAACATAATACTGCTTCCCGGCCTTCTAATGGTAGAATAACCAGCTTTGTAAATGACCCGGGCCAATTAAATCTCCCTACAATGTCAGATCCAGGCGATATAGCTTATGTAATATATCAAAAAACAGGCTATATATCTTCTCAAGCTGTACGGACCACCTCTGGTTATGTACCTGTTCGCAGTGGTGCATTAGTAAAATATGCTGCATGGTCTACAACCTCTCCTGATCGTTTTAATTTATTTTCTCCTGTTTATATTATTTGGAGATTAACAGCTAACAGTAACAAACAGTATATAATAGATCGAGGCTGGCCTCGATTTTCCCAAGCAGAAACTCTTTCTACTCCAAATTGGAATCAACCTTGGAAATGGAGTAAATACTAAGTTGTATTCTGTTTTACTAAATATAAGTAATTAAAATGGCTACCGTAGCTTGTAATGCATATTTAGAACGCATTTCAGATGATGAATGCTTAGGGGATTCCTTGTCTAAAATTAACTCTAATTTTAATACTCTACAGAATATACTTTGGTCTTTAAGAGAGAGAGTTGACAGTAAAGTCGAGGTTCGAACCTTTTTTTATTATGGACCAAATTCTGCAGGACCTGCCGGTACAAAAGGCAGCTCATTACCCCCCGCTAAAGGATCACCACAGTTTTCCGGTGCTTCTCCCGCCGCTTCCGGCATGGATGACGGAAAGACTTCCCGACCATCTAATTTAACTATACAGGCATTTATTAATTCGTCTTCTCAGATAAATTTACCAGCTATATCAAAACCAGGAGATATAGCATATGTTATCTATCAAAAAACAGGCTTTAGTAGTACCGTATCCCCAAATCTTAACACAATTAAAAATTCAACAAGAATAACAACTGAGCAACTCGCTACAACATCTACTACTAATATTGATATTAATGTTGATTTATCTCCAGTGTTTATAATTTGGAAACTAACTTGTAGTCAGAGTTTATCTTATCTTGTGGATCAAGGTTTTCCAAAATTTCATAGAGCACAAACTAATTCTTCTACTTTATATAACGAACCTCAAAATTGGAGTACATTTGAAACATATGTCTGATTGCCCTGTTAAAATAGATTTAATTTACGATGATGAGAATATTGGTAACTCATTAGCTAAAGTAAATCAAAATTTCACAAAAATTTTATCCGGAGCATGTTTAATCGAGCAGCAGCTTGAGAACATGGTTAATATTCGCACCTTTTTTTATTACGGACCGAACGCACCTACAGAGTCTGAAGCTACTTGGTCTATTAGCCAACCAGGAGACAATAGTTTATCCTATCCTTCAGATGGCACTATAGAAAGATTTGTTAATAACGAATTAGGTATACCTGCAATATCTGAAGTTGGGGATATAGCATATGTTATCTATCAAAAAACAGGTTGGCTAACTCAAACACAGCTCCACGATAGAAAAGGTACTGGTAGACTGCCCTTTCAAAGAACAGTATATAGAAAAGTTGTTAGACGGATTGGTATCGCTTGTTGGGTAGCTCGGGAAGTGTACAACCATTATAGCCCGAAATGGCAAATATTTAGAGATTGGCTGTATAAAGATGGGCCTAGCTGGTTACTAAAATTATACACAGCAAAAGGCGAACAATTTGCTAACTTTATTTCTAATAAACCGTTCATAAAAAATATTATTCGGTCTTTTATGGACAAGGTAGTAACCGATGAAAAACTTATAAAATATTCATATGTATCTACACCTACCGGGCCAGTAAGAATTGAAGACCTAAAGGTCGGGGATACTATAACAGGGTTTGTACCTAAAACTGGAGAACTTAAAGAACATAAGATTAAAAAAATAACTCAACCTAAAACAAAGACTTCAATAAGATTTGTGCACGAATTTGGAGAATTTTTAGTAAATAGAGATCAATGGTTATAT